CAGGTAGGGCGGGGCCTCCGGACCCGCCGCTGCCTCCAAGTCTCAGCCCTCGCGCTCATCGCCCTGTCGATGAGCGGTTGCGTGACGCTCGGCTACGACTTCGTGAAGCAGCAGGCCACCGTGACCGTCACACCGAGCACCAAAGGCTACGCGAAATAACCCATGTGGACCTGGATCAAGAGAATCTTTGGCAACAAATCCGACGCTACCCCAGCGCCGGCCTCGCCGAATTTGCCCTCCGCATCCACAACGAGCTTCACCGTCGAGCCACCGCTGACGACCTACGACGAACGCCGTCTCAGCACGCCGAACAAACAAGCCAACCGCATCAAGCCGCAAGCCGTCGTCCTGCATCATTCGGACGGCAGCTACCGGGGCAGCTGCGCCTGGATCACCAACCCCGCAAGTAAGGTGAGCTACCACGTCCTCATCGCCCGCGACGGCCGCCGCACCGTCTTCGCCAACGACACCGACCGCTGCTGGCACGCCGGCCGCAGCTCGTGGCAGGGCCGCTCCGATCTCAACAGTTGGAGCCTCGGCGTGGCCTGGGACGGCAACACCTACGAAGACCCGCTGGGCGAAGCCGCCATGAACAGCGCCCTCGAATACCTGGTCCCCCGCATGAAGAAGTGGAACATCCCGCTGAACCTCGTCCTCACCCACCAACAAGTCGCCCCAACCCGCAAAACCGACATCTCCCCCGGTGATGCAGCGCGGTTCAAAAGCAGACTCCGTTCTGCCCTGACGCCTGCTAACTGACGACTGCCAACTTCCCCATGTCCCTCGAATCTCCAGTCCAGCGCGACGGCGACAACGGCTTCATCGGCTTCGCCAGCCGCTTGAACCCGCTGACGCTTCCCGCCGGAATGCTGCAAGACTCGGTCAACATGCGCTTGGACAGGGGCGTTGCACAAACCCGCAAGGGCAGCAAGCGCCTAACGGACACCATCGGCACGACCGGCGCCCCGCTGACTCTCGACTTTACCCTCGGCACCGACAGGACTGTCACCTCGATCACCCGAGCCTCGACCACCGCGACCGTCACCGCCACCGCCCACGGATTCACGACCGGCGACCAGGTGAACATCCGTGGCGCCGTGCAGACGGACTACAACGGCGACTTCATCGTCACTGTGACGGACGCCAATACTTTCACCTACACCGTCAGCGGCAGCCCCGCGACACCGGCCACCGGCACCATCATCGCCAACAACGGCCCCGAAGTGCGCGACAGCTACGACGGCGGACTGTATGCCGCCGGAGTGTTCGCCAGCCAGAACTACGACAACGCCAACGAATTTATCGTGCTCGCCGGATCAGACAGCGCCACGCTTTACCGGCAGGGACAATCGCCAGTAGTTAAAACCTACCCGACCAGCCCCGCCGAGAAGATCGAAGGCACCGACACTGTCAGCGTGCTACAAGCCTTTGATCGCTTGTATATCCTCCGCGAAGCCTCTCGCTCCGCCACCGGCTATGAGGAAAAGCTGACGACTGCCTCCGGCATTACCGTTTCCTCGACCACGGCCACAGTCAACGTCACGGCCCATGGCTATCCGGCTGGCGCCCGTGTCCGCATCGAAGGCAGCACGACGCCCGCCTTCGACGGACACGAATACGACATCCAAACGGCCGCCACAGATTCATTTACGATCACTGTGCCGAGCGGCACCGCCACGCATGCCGCCGCCACGATCAAGGTGCGGAGAACAAAGCCGCCGATCTACTGGGACGGCGGCAGCGGCAACTTCACCCGCGCCACCGCAGGCGTTCCCGCCGCAGGTGTGACCTACACGACCATGCCGAGTGTCGGCTGGGCCAGCTACCACAACAACCGCCTCTGGATTGCAAAGAACCGCGACACCGTGGCGATCAGCGACGTTCTCGACCCTGACCTCTACGACCCTTTCTGGAACAGCTTCCGCGCAGGCGCAGGTGGTGATGACCGCATTGTCGCCGTCCACCCATGGGTCGAAGGCCAAGCACTCGTCTTCTGCCGCAAAAGCATCTGGCTCGCCACGCTCAATCAATTCGCCTCAACCGATGGCAGCGACTTTTCCGTAGACACTCCGGTCTCGCAACTCACGCTCCTGACCAACGAGATCGGATGCAGCGCCCGCAACACCATCGTCACCGCCGGTAACTTTGTCTTCTTCCTCAGTGACGCCGGTATCTACCGCCTAGACCGCGCCCTCGACCTCAAAGTTCGCGGCGATACCAAGCCTCTCAGCGAACCCATCGCCGACCTTTTCAGCCAAGTGGTGCAGAGCCGCGTAGAGCGCAGCGCCTTCGGCATCTGGCACAACAACAGGTATCTCGTTGCGCTTCCTACCAGCACAGACCCCTTGGACGGCAACCAGTTGGTCATTGCTTGGAATGCCTTAAATTCTACATGGGAATACCGCGACATCTATCCGAGCAGCGCATCGGTCAACCAGATCCTCGTCGGAACCTACGACAACCAGCGCCGCGTCTTCTCGGTGCCGCGCTCCGGCAACCTGTATTTGCTGGAACAAGAGAACACCGCACTGGACGACAACGCAGTCAACGCGGGCACCAGCCCCATCACCGGCAGCATCCGGACCCGCCGCTACGACTTTGGAGATATGCACAGCAAACGCTTCCTCCGCACCATCGCCGATGTCGTCATTCCCGCAGGCGCCAGCGTCACAACCAAGATCAGCACGATCAACCCTGACACTGAAACAACCATCGGAACGCTGACCAACAGCAACGCGACCAGCGAGGACTACAATATGAAATCTCCGGTGCGCTACAAAGCGCACAGCGCCGAAGTCATTTACGAAACATCCAACGGCCGACCGGAGATCCGCAGCGCCAGCATCGAAGCCTCGCCCAAGTCGCTACCGCCTACGGAAACGCGCTCTGCCGCCTAATCTCTCAACGCTCAACCCTCATCTCTCAACTACCCTATGGCCTCCTACGCATACACATTCACTAGCGGCGACACCGTCACCCCGACCAAGCTAAACAACGCCCGCACAGTCAGCGAGATCGTCAACGCCGACATCAAGAGCGATGCGGCGATTGGACTAAGCAAACTGGCCACAGGCGCCCTTCCGACAGCCATAACCGTTGCCACGGCAAACATTCTGGACGGCAACGTAACTTTGGCCAAGCTCGTCACCGCTGTGCAGCAGTCGCTTGTTCCGGCTGGTGCCGTCCAAGCCTTCGCCATGAACAGCGCCCCCGCTGGCTGGCTGGCAGCAGACGGCACCGCAGTAAGCCGCAGCACCTACGCCGCGCTCTTTGCCGCTATCGGCACGACCTACGGTGTGGGCGACGGCAGCACGACTTTCGCCTTGCCAGACCTGCGCGGCATCTTTGTGCGCGGCAGCGGAACCAATAGCGACGGCACTGCGTCTGGGACGTTTGGAGCGAAGCAGGCGGATGAACTAAAAAGCCATACGCACGGCGCTGCGCTTACCTACCTTTACGGAAGAACTGGAGTGACCACTAACTCGATTGCTGTTGGGGGCGACAATGCCGATTATGGCAGGGACTTTTTAGCGGCAACCGGCGGCACCGAAACCCGCCCGAAGAACATTGCCATGCTCTATTGCATCAAGTTCTAAGCATGACCCCATGGCAAAAGGCAAAACACTGGTGGGACAACCACTCGACGCAAGACTTCTGGGAGCTTGTCGGCGAGCATCTGTCGTCCGGCTTAGTCCACGCCACGCCGGAAGTGTTTCTGCTCGCCTCGGAGTTGCGGTGGAACGCGGAGGATCAAGCCTTTGAAAGCGGCGAGCCAAATTGTTGGTTCGTCACTTTGGCTGCTGCTGCTGGCCGCGCAAACCCTGTTAGGGAGTTTATGCGCGTGGCGCCGCATCCGCAGCAATACGCGGCATGGTGCCGCAGGGGCAGCTTTGAGCCGCGAGTCTACGATTGGAACAAACTAATTAGCAAAACAGGAGGATAATACTATGGGAGGAAAAGGACCAAGCGCGCCCGCGCCACAACCAGTGCCAGCGGCGCCCGCGCCGATTGACTACGATAAAATGGCCGCCGCGTCGATCCGCGTGGCCAATGCACAGATCGCCGCCGAAGAGGAGTCGATCAAGCGGCTTTATCCGCAATACATCAACATGCAGTTCGGCACCGCCGACCAGCTCGCCGGTCGTCTCAACAACGAATACCTCCAGCGCGCTCGCGGCGTTGTCGGCGAGGAGCTGCAAGCGGCGTCCGCGCCTAATGCCATTGAGGCGCAGCTCCAGCGGGATGCGGAGTCTGAACTCGCGCTCGGCCGCTCGCTCTCACCGGAGCAGCAGCGCGAAGCCTCGCAGTCTGCGCGCGCGGCATTTGCCGCTCGCGGTCTCAGCACCTCGATGGGTAGCAGCGCGGCGGAAATCCTCAACCGCGATGCCTATGGGCAACAGCGTTTGGATGCGCGCCGTGGGTTTGCGGCTGGCGTGAACCAGATGGATCTGGCGCGGCGTCAGCGGCGGATTGGTCTCGGCGGGATGTATATGGAGACAGATCCATATCGTCAGGCGCTCGGACCCGCCTTCGGCCTCGGCGGCGACACACTGCGCACCTCGCAGAATCAGGTGAGTAACATCTTTAACAACTCGCTCCAGCAAAGTGGCAACGTAAGCAGCTTCAACACGAATATGGGGATGAGCTTGAGAAATTCTGCGCTTAACAATAACGCCGCCATGCAGGCTGCGGCGATGCAGGCCGGTGCGCAGCAAAACGCAGGCATGATGGGCATGCTCGGCGGGATCGGCGGCGGTGTGGCCTCTGGCCTCGGCTCGGTCGGCATGGGCATGGCCCTCGGCGGCGTTTCTTTCTAATGACCTACGAAGACAAAGTCTCTTACGCCCACCGGCTCATTGAGCAGTCGCTCGTTGAGTTTGGCAATCCGTGCATCGCTTGCTCTTTCGGCAAGGATAGCATGGTGGTGCTGGACTTGGTGCGGCGTCACCGGGATGACTTGCCGGTTGTCTTCCACCGCGAGCCTTGGCAGCCGCACAAGTATCGGTTCGCCGATGCGGTGATCCAGCACTACGGACTGCGCGTCTACGATTTCCCGCCCTCGGCCACGATGGTGCAGGACGGCGGGGGCGAGGTGGAGATCGCCGGATACTACCAGATCGGCGCCCGCTACAATATGCTGCCGACCGGCATCCGCGCCCCGAAGGACGGCGAGGACTTTGTCTGCGGACTTGCGGACATCTACCAGCGGCCGACCGGCACGTTCAACTGGCCGTGGGATGCGATGTTCCATGGCCACAAGGCGAGCGATACGGATGCGGTCTACGGCGACATCACGATCCGCACCGATGTGGCGCGCAATCTGGACAGCGCCAGCCTCGTCTTCCCCATCCGCCTCTTCACCGATGAGGACGTGTGGCGCTACATCGAGGAGAACAATTTGCCCATCCACCATGGACGCTACGAGAAGGTCGGCGAGTCATGGCAGGAGCGGGACGACAAGACCGACAACCCTGACTATGTGACCGCCTGCACGGCGTGCATGGCCAAGGACGGACCCGCCGAGGTGCTGTGCCCACGGCTTGGCCAACTGGTGAGCAATGTGAGTGATCAGCTCAGATGGTCACAAAAAGAACGCCCCAGCTACCTGCGGGCGGAAGCAGCTTAATCAACAACGAAGGAGAACAAAACTATGTTTGGATACGCACCCCAAGATTCAGATCAAAGCGGACGCATCATCGCCCAAGGCATGATGGGCGCCGCGCAAACCAACGCCCAGTCCATGGGACAGCTCGGCCAGGATATTGGCGGGGCGCTGGCCGGCATCGGGCAGATGTATGGTGAAATCGAAGGACGCAAGGCCAAGGGCCGCGCCTTCAAGGATGTCTTCAAGGTCGTCTCGCCATCGATGGGCATCTCCATGGATCAGCTTGAAGCGGTCTCTGGCGGCAAGCTCAAGAATGACATGGATTGGTACAATGTGAGCGAAACCATCTCGCCGCTGATGCCGTCGATGATCAACGCGCAGTTGGTTGGTAATAAACTTGGCGTGCAGCAGCAGCAGCCGTTTGTGAATGCGGGGCTAAAGAATGCCGGGAATATCGCAGGCGGCAATGCGACCTACACGCCGCCGGCTGGCATGGCTCCGGTTGAGCCTCCGCTGCCGACAGGCGGGCCTGCGCCATCCGTGGACACGCCGCTTCCCGCTCTCGCCGGCGCACCAACTCCCGCAGCAACACCAGCGCCGGCCATTCCCGGAGGACGCGCCTCATGGGACGCGGCCAACCGCCGCCGCGCAGCCAATGGACTCAAGCCGCTTCCTTATCCTCCTGGTATCTAATGAGCGCCCCAACCTACGACCCCAACGAAACCAGCATTCGTAATTCTTTGGCTACGCTGGACATCGCCCCAGAACCGGAGGGCGTTCGAGAGCCAACGCCACAAGATTTTGCCAACATGGCCATTGCCCCAACAGGCAGGCAGGCCAATCTTGATTTTCTAAGGCAGCCCTACAACGAGAGCTGGCCAGACGCCATAAAGGATGAGTGGGAAAAATACCACATGCTGGGCATAAGCACAACGCCAGCACAAGCGGCTGAAGACATGTCGCAATCAATGAAGGCCGAGCGCCAAGCGGCGGCGGCGGCGAACGACCCCATGCGCAAGATGCAACAGGAAGAGCTGCAACTAAAGCTGGCGGACTTTCAAAAAAAACCGGAAGAAGAAAAGAAGCGCTCGCTGGACAATATTTACATCATGCGAGACGCACTCAATCAATTGCGCAACCACAAGGGGCGCCCCGCAGCCATCGGCTACAAGGTTGGTCGGCCAGAATATATGTTTGGCCTTGCCAACGAGGCGCAGGCTGGCACCGCGGCGGCTGGCTTTGAGGGCTTGCTCAAACAGATCGAGGGTGGCGTGTTTCGAGTCGTCTTCCCCGAACTGAAGGGCGCCGGACCCGTGACGGACGTGGAAGGTCAAAAGGCCCAGCAGTCGGTGAGCCGCCTTTCGACCAAGCTACCGATGGAAGATTTTACCCAAGCAGAAAACGACATTGAGAACTTTTTGGATCGCCTGGAGTCGCGCATGACTGGACGGCCGGTAGAGGAAATTGTGCAGAGCCGCTCGCCTATGCCGGCGGCCGACCCGTCTCGCACGCCATCGCCGACCGGATCGCCGGCCCCCTCCGCATCTCCCGCGCCGACCCCGGTAATGACTCCAGCGAGGCAAGCGGCGATGACTGATCCAATCAAGGCGGCCATCGCCTCGCTAGGCGAAGAAACTGTGATTGGTGGCAACCGCGCGCAGCGCGTTGTTCATCCTGACGGCCGCGTGACCTACAAGGTCATCGGCCCAGTCAACCAGCAGTAATAATGCTACAACCCGGACAAGAGCTGTCGCCCGAGGAAGTCGTGGCGATGAAGCGTGACGAGGAAACAACTCGCCTCTCCACGTTGCTGGCCACGCCCATGGGCAAGGCTATGTTCTCGGACGGACCGGAGTATACGCCCGAAGAGGTCGTCACCATGCAGGCGGCAGAGGCCCAAGCTGAGATTCCCGCCGAGCAGGTGCTGGTGCAGCAGGTCTTGGAGCTTAACGACCCGAATGCGCCAGACCTGCCCAAGGACGAGTGGCGCCGCCGCACCCAGCTCAAGAAGACGCTGCAAGAGCAGGGTCTGTTGGACAGCGATTTCATGGCCACAGCCAAGGGCGTTGGCGGGCTGGTGGTGACTATTGCGGACGGCGTAACGTCGCCGCTGCGTTACGATCCTCGAAACGAGGACGGCGATGTCATTCCGGCCAAGGACGGGCTGGAATATATTTCTCGTTACAATCCGGCGATGTGGCCCGCAGCGGTTTCTGACGCCATCAACCGCTCGCCCGCTACGCTCAATTACGCTGGCGAGTTGCTTCAGCAAGGATATGGCATAATGAACGACGGCTTGGCCGGACTTGGCGGGCCGCGCTACAAGATCAAGGAAACTGGCGAGTTCATCACCGAGATGGACCGCGCCATGTATCGCACCAAGGTCGCGCAGACCGGCGGGCTGGCTGGAGATTCGAGCGATGACGCGCTGATTAAGCAATACGCCGCCCAAGGCATGACGCTGGAGCCGGTGACGCCGGAGGATGTCGAAGAATTTGAATACCAGCAGCACCTGCGCTTCCGCGGGCGGCTCAAGTCGATAGAGCAAAAGCGCACCGAGGGCGCTGGTCCAGAAGTTGCAACGTCCTCGCTAATGACTGCCGGTGCCGCCCCGCTTGACTGGCTGACCGGCTCCAACTACATGGATCAGGTCTGGGGTAAAAAGATGCCTGCGGAGTCGCAGGCCATGGTTATGCAAATGGGGGCCGACCCGCTAGTCTGGACATCTTTTGGTGCTGGGCTGACGCGGCTTGGTGTTTCGACCGCGGCCAAGGGCGGCGGTGCGCGCATCTTGGATGCTATTGGCAAGGGCGCGCAGAAGATGGCCCGCCCAACCGAGCAGTCTCTGCGCGAGGTGCAGCGATTCCAGAATGCCGTGTGGAGCAAGGGGCGCGTGGCGCTTTACGCCGGCGGCTTGGCCGGCATGAATTACAGCAGCCTGCCTGAGCCGCTCAAGAATGCCATGAACGTGGCAGCGGCGGCTTACGTCATCCACAAGGGGGGCGCTGGCACGCTGCGTTGGGTCGGCGACAAGTTCCCGCAGGCGGCGGTCATGTTGCGCGAGGCGGCTGACCCGCTTAACGGTGCCGACATTATGGCGCGGCAGGCGATTGCCAAGAACCCCAAGATCCCCGCTGGCATCCGCGAGCGGGTAGCCAAACCCAGCCAGTTCATGGCAATGGAGTCAACGCCAGCCAGACTGGCACGCAACGAGACACTGTCGCCCAAGACGCGCAAGATGATGGAGCGGTTGTCCAACTTTTATGTAGTGCAGGGCGTTCGCGGTGCCTCCGCGGTGGCCACCGGCGCGACCAAGGGCGCCATCGTCTCTGCGCCGTTTGCCGAGCTGACCCGTGGCGGCGGCGACGAAGAGGGCGCTAATCTGATTTATGGCGCAGGGACTGCGCTCGGCGGGGCCGGTGGCGCGGCCAGCCGGGTCTTGGGTGCCCGCAATCGCACTGTCGCCAGAGCCGAAAGCGACATCGGCCGTATGCTGGTGGACATCCAGGCCACCGTTCCCGAACTGCAGCGGCAAGGTGCGGTGAAGCGTAACCAGTGGTTTGACCGCGAGCTAAACCGATTCCTTACCGATGTGGAGCTGGCGGGCGGCGATATCGCGCACATGTTCCAAGCGCGCAGCTTCGACGAGATCGCCCGCACGGCGGCCATGCAGGGG